TTAAAAATTTTCCCCCATCCGGGGGAGCCCACAAAGCACACAATCCCAGGTTCGGAAAACGGAGCTTTCCCGGGATAAAGGAGTGTAAGAATGGAAGAAAGGGGGGCCCGACGCGGTTCGGAAAGAAAGGAAGGGGAAAGGGAGGAGTATGAAACGGTTTCTAAGGAGGGACGGGCGCGGCAGACCAAGCCAAGACCCCCCCCACTCCCAGCGGGGGGGGGGGGAGGGGGGAAAACGGAGGGTAGAGAAAGACAAACTATTCGGTAAAGACTGTGACGGCACCATCGCGTTAATTAGATGGTACACATAATGAGAACAAGGAAGGAGCGCATGAAGAAGAAAAGAAAGACCAGTGCCTCGGTTGCGCGGTACAGTCAATTGACTTCTGTCGTGGGGCTGTTGACAGGGTCCGCGGGGACCGGCTCATCGGGGCGCAGTTTCCCGTCAAACTTCACCTTCTCGGGGATGTCCGCACCAGTAAGCGGTGCTTTCCCCTCGCGGATGAAGTAGACGCGTCCTGCGATGGCCTCGTGATTGCGTCCGTGTACGCGACAAATGCGGGCGACGTCTATGGCTCCCTTCTTCGAAGGAAAACAGGCATAGAGGCCGCTCCCAATGCGACAGCGGTAGCGCAGCGGACCAGGGACACCAGAGTCGGAGGGCACGAAGGTGTACATACCGAACAGCGCGGGGTTGGTGAGTATCACCGTTTTAAGGTCCGCGCCGCCCTGCTTACCGGGCTTAAGGCCGCTCCCGGTAACGACGGATTGGGGCATCCCGCTTTTGGTGACGTGCACGGCGCGCGCAGAGCCGGAAATACGAAGTTTGTCAGTGACAAGTTTCGTAATTTCGGCTACGCCGTCGTCAGCATTGGCGCGGAGGACGCCCTTAAGCCGCCCTGCCTCGGAGTCGTCGAGTCCATAGGTATCAGCGTACTGGCCACGGTCAACGCAAAAGGACCACGCGTTGATTGTGAGAGGGCGAGGACGTCCCAAGTTGCCAGGGAGCGGGACTTCCTCGCCATTGGCGACGCGGACTAGGGCCGCACGGAGCTCGGAGGGGGAGAAGCCAAGGGTGACAAGGCGAGCGAAGGTAGTGAACACCTCAGGAGAGTGCTGAGTGAGGGACTTAGCAGTCGCAGCAGAGACGGAGTCGTTCAGAGACATGGTGGGAAGGGACAAAAGGGGGCGATGGGAAAAGCGTAAGGAGTGGAAGGCTGGGGGTTGTGTAAGGGGGCAAATATCGTGTAATGGGACCGCGCGAAATTGTCTCGTCCGGTTCCAGGGTTAGCGTGCGTGCTTGTGGAGAAAAACTCTTAAGTTCG